ATGAGAATGCAATGTTCGGTGAATGATTTCGTGAAGCCATGTCCATGAACCATGGCCGTACCGTAGGCGGCTAGATTAGCCTGGGGAGTGGATGTATATCCCGTTGTAGGCTCGTTCGGAGTACCCGAGCTCTGTGCCACCGTATGGATGGTGACCGGTGTGGTGCCCCCGCCCAGATACTGGGGCCTCTGAAGAACATCGAATTGTGGGTCGGTAACTCCGAAGTGACTTTTGAGAATTTCTGGATAGCGGGACCCTCCTCGTGCATCCCGTTCAAGCATTCGCTGAAACTGGAAGGATTCTCGGAGTGCATTGATTGTCGGAGAGAGAGCGGTAGCCAGGTCGGCTGTGAGGTTTGAGGTTCCAGACGGAACCACGTTGACTGCCTGGGCGTCGTTCCATGTACCTGATTTATTTCCGACATAGAGAGTATCGTCTGCTGCTTTATATCGGAGCTGACCGGATCCGACGGAGACACCTCCTCCCATAGCGGAGAGTTCAAGCTGTTGGCCAGGCGTGCCGTAGACAGGAACCTGAGCGCCAAGTGGCAAGGTGACCGAGTCCCCTTTTTGTGGCCAGGGAAGAGCTGAGGTGAAATAGTCGTGGCGTTTCGCCCGACGTTCGAGCTTATAAAAGGTGTGGAGATCCGGTCCGTCATTGACTGGGACAGCTGTGGGATCCACCAGGTTCTGATCTCTGAACCAGTGATTTACGCAAAGTGCGTATGCCCTGAAAGGCAGGGCTGAGTGTGTGAGTCCTGGGACACCGACGGGCAATCCCATATAGTCCTGAATAGATCCTGTCGTGTAACCACCGCCAGGAGAAACCATCTGCGGGATGGTGTAGTCGGTGGTGTCACCAGGTGCGAATTGTTCGCCATTCATCTTTACCCAGTTTTCCCAGACAAGTCTGTAAGGTACGGCGAAGAAATGTGTATCCATGAACATATTGTCCATGGGTGGATTGATAAGGGTTGCGATGCGGGCTAGTGCCGTCATCTTTAGATTGAAGGAGTCCCCAGGTAGAGCCTCATCGACCCAGAAAGGGTAGAGGATGCCGGCATTGATCGTTGATTTGTAACCGTGCGAGCGGTCGAACGAGGAGCGTTGAATCTGAGCCTGGGGAACCTGGGAGAACTGGTGAGACATTACGGAACGCATGATTTAGGCCTCCTTGATGAGTGCCGGTTTAGACGGAGAATATTCGGTTGCCGTTGCGATGAGATTGATGGGTGACAGCGGAATAAACGTCGCTGTCTGATCGTCAAATGTGCCGATCTCGTAGAGCGTGAAATCCTCGGGATGTTTATAGACCATCGTCTGAGGATCCAGGCATAGGTCCTGAAACCCTCGGAGTGCCATGCCGACGGTCGGCATGAAGAAAGGAACCTGGAAGAATTTTGCTTTACCGTCGTGTAGAGCGAAGATTTTAGTTGTCATTTATAGTCCTCATAAGATCGTCGTAGAGATTGGGTCTGTGCCCGTTTGACTTCTTCCCGAGCAGGAAGTCGGAAGCTGTCTGAATTAGATACTTTGCGAGTTTTGCCATCGTGAGTAAACGAAGCCTTGATTGTACTCGCTCTAGCTTTTCGTGCAAGTTTAAGTCGAGCGAGGTCGATCGGATGAGTGAGGCCGTAGCGGTTGTCGTAGAACTTCGGTGGAGATTGTTTGATTCCCGATGAAGTGATGAATACGCCGGCAGGGTATATGTCTGTGTGGAATTTGTCGTACCAGGTCGCTCCAATCCCAGGACGGCGAGACATAGTAATGTATTCGGGGTGCTTTCCTTTGTAGTGAGATTTCGCATTTACCCCGTAGACCTTTTTAAGTGTGTATCTTGCGACGTAAGAAGCGGAAGCACTCGTAACGTCTGCCACGGTTGAGAATCCGTTTGGCCAGAGTCTTTCGAGTTGTTTGGAGCGATACCACCGGAATGGTTGTTCTTTGAACAGTTCCCTGTCAGGAAAATGATACCCAAAAATAAGGGCGTGATAGTGAGGCCGGCCCAGCTTAGGGCCGTATTCACCGCAGTGGAAATAGCGGATTTTTTGGGGTGCGATGTCTTTCCTGAGTCGTTTGATGAAGAGTTGGAAGTCCCGGGGAGTGATAGAACCGCCGGCCGGTAAGTGATCCTGGTCGTAGGTGAGCGTAATGAATGCCGAGTGCTCGTGCATTTGGGACTCGTGTACGCAACGGATGGACCATTGACGGGCACGGTCGAGTCCGCAACCGAGACATTTTCCGCAAGGGATTTTGAAGGCCATAGGGTCATCTGTATGGGTTTTGCCGGTGAAGAGTACATTGATCTTCCCGTTTGGTTTTACCCCCCCAGAAACGCATTGAAGAGGCCTATAACAAGGCACATTAGAGGCGGATCCCCCCACGCATAGGGTTAGAGCGGTTTTTGGGGTGGATCCGAGAGGCCGTGCGAGAGAACATACGACGAGATTTACGGCGAGACATTCTGCGTCTACGCATTTTTTAGGTCCTCCATGAAGGTCTGTAGTCGTTGATAAAGCGTCTTTTTCTTGCGTCGGTATTGTCTTTTGGGAGTTTGAGCGTCCAGGCTACTTTTTTGAGGGTGCCTGAGCGTGGTGTCACATATTGCGCAGTTGGATCCTGGAACGCATGGCGTATCCAGGTTTTTAGATGCGAGATGGTCGGTTCGGTGCATTCTAGTGAGTTGTTTGACACGTTATATTGATAGTGTCAGTCGTGCTATGTATGTCAAGTAAGGCATAGCACGCCCGAAGCATGAACTTCGGAAATTTGGACGGCAACGGCGTCCATGGTAACGGGAGAATTGCTCGTCGGGCTGACGCCCTTTGCAATTCTGTTGGTAGGTGTAGTTTTTGCACTCGCTACGCTCGCTTAGTCCGTGTAAGTCAACGGATTTTTCGCTTCGCTTTTTGAGAAGAGAAAGACAACGTCGTTACGTCTTTCTCGGTAACACCCGTTTTACGGCTTTTGAACCGAGTCAACGGCTGATATTTTATCATTTTTGGAAGCTTTTGTCAAATCTTCCGACGGAGAGGCTACAAGACCAATGTCTTGAGCCGATTTCTGATTATGTGGGAGTGAAGCCCATTCCAGGAGTTTAGCCGGATCATTGTCGAACTGGTTTCTGAGTTCGGCCGGCAGAGAGAAGAAGGCTTCTTCAGCCTTGATTATTTTGTCCTGGAGGGCATTGAAGTCCGGGATCTGGGATACGTCCGCATATACGGGAGGACGTGTGGCGAGAGGAAACTCGCCGGTTTGAATGTAGCGTTTGACCATGAAGTTAATGTCGGTGGATTCAGCGTATTGCTGTTGAGTCTTTGAAGGTTGAGTGAAGGTGATAGCGTATGACTTGCGTGGTTTCGTTTTGGATTCGTTAGTTTTGCAAGTAGACATGTTAATAGCCTCCACGAGGTAGATCTAGTTTAGGAATATTGATATTGCCACCGACAGGATTGGTCAGTGATTTGATTGCTTTGATGAACTGCATAATGTCAGATCCCGATTTAAGGACCTGCGAAGCGACAGGGGCGAGTGATTCATACGCCCCCCAGAGCTTCGGATTGTCCTGTTTGAAGGCCATGATACTGCGAGCAGTCCAGGCCTGTAACCGTTTTGTTTCCAGGTCAGCGATAGAGGCTTCCTTGGCAATGCCAAGGATCTCAAGCTGTTTCTGATTGACCTGGTTGGTTGTGGACATGTTTGTCCGTTCTTGTTGACTGGTTTTAGCCTGGTTGAGTGTACGGGCAATGTCTGTGCCCGATGAGATGATGTTTTGACCGACGGTTGAATAGTCGGGTACTTGGGCGAGTGCCCCTCCTGGTGAGGAGGCTCCCCCGAGTTTAGCCGAGAGTATTGGATTAAGGCCGGCTTTTTTAAGGTCTGCTATTTCTCGCTGATGAGCGGTATTAGACATTCGCTCTTGGAATACCATTTGTTCCCGAGCGGATTCCCGCATTGCTTTAGCGGATGCAGCAGAGCCGGCCAGGCCGGCGCCGGCTCCCAGGAGAGAGCCGGCACCAGAGATTAAGGCCCCGCCGATGATCGGATCCATGGTTAGAAGTGGTCGACCATGCCAGGTACGCCATAGACCGGCATCGGCCGAGCGCATTTTAAGTCGATGAAGGCGTCGAAGATGAAATGAGGTTCCGACGGGACCGCAATAATGCGTTCCATCGGAGGATTCTCCTCAATAAACTCCTGTGATAGCGTCGGCAGATTCTCGAATTCTTGCGATAGGTGCCAGGAGGCCAATGACTCGTTGCCGGCTGTGACCTTGGGGCGCATGAGTGAAGTCAATTTTGAGTTGGCGTATCTGTATTCGGCATACCGTTCTTGGTACCCGAAAATTTGGTTGTCCTCTGCATCGTTTGCGGATCCCTGAGCGAAGATTTCCTTGTTTTTGATTCCCTGCTCGCCCAGATGGGCGAGGCTTGGCCAGAAGTGATCGAAGCGGGTCCGACGGGACCACATTCGATCCAGGCCCTGGGAATACGTGAGATCCGCACGGACAGAGATGATTCCAATAAGGATGCAATGTTCGGTGAATGATTTTGTGAAGCCGTGACCATGGATCATGGCGGTACCGTAGGCCGAAAGATTGGCCTGCGGAGTAGAGGTGTAACCAGCATCCGGATCATTAGGAGTACCAGAGCTTTGCGCTACGGTGTGGACGGTGACCGGTGTGGTGCCCCCGCCCAGGTACTGGGGCCTCGCAAGGACATCGAATTGTGGGTCGGTAACTCCGAAGTGGCTCTTGAGAATTTCCGGATAGCGGGACCCTCCCCTTGCGTCACGTTCGAGCATTCGCTGGAACTGGAAGGATTCTCGGAGTGCATTGATTGTCGGAGAGAGAGCGGTCGCTAAGTCGGCTGTTAGGTTTGAGGTTCCAGACGGCACCACGTTGACTGCCTGGGCGTCGTTCCATGTACCTGATTTGTTTCCGACATAGAGAGTATCGTCTGCTGCTTTATATCGGAGCTGACCGGATCCGACGGAGACGCCTCCTCCCATAGCGGAGAGTTCAAGCTGTTGGCCAGGCGTGCCGTAGACAGGAACCTGAGCGCCAAGTGGCAAGGTGACCGAGTCCCCTTTTTGTGGCCAGGGAAGAGCTGAGGTGAAAT